ACTCATTTTATGACCCTTCTGTGATCGTTGCTGGAAGCAAAAAACGCTTCTGGCTTCTTTTTGGTACGCTTATGCCCCAAAACACCTACATGCCGTCAGCGGGCAAATTTGGGCGATTAAAGGCATAGTGCTATTTTTCTGCAATTAATCTAATAATAATGCAATATTGCTATTGATATATGTTGATATCACGATTATATTTTAAGGGTAAGAGGGACAAATTAGGGAAATCAAGGAGATTACCAAATGACTAAAACATTCAAAGCATTTCATCACGGCGCAAAAATGACAGCTAAAAAAGTTGGAAACCATTGGATGGTCGGCGGTGACTACGACACCAACAACGCTCTCATCATGTTGCCTTGTAAGGACAACTGGTCTGGCTGGGGTTGGTATCAGTTGCGCGGTGCGGTCTTAAAGTTTCAAGACAACGCTGTCGAAGAAGAAATTGCAGTTAATGTTAACGAATGGGCGGCGGCCTAACGGCCCCGCCCGAAAGGGAGATTGATATGTCAGGACTTTTACCAAATTGTGGCCCAACCGCAGTAGCACACGCGGTCAACGCCAGCGTCGATGAGATTATGGATTTGTGCCGCACGACTTTTAAGCTCGGCGCAAGGTGGCAGGGTCGCACTAACGTGCCGCAGATCGTAAAGCTCTGCCGGATGTATGACCGTCCAGCAAAGCTGACACGCACCAAGGGTCGCACGCTTGCGTCTTGGGTCGAGTGGGAAACCAAGCAGGGCGTCTCATATATTGTTCGCACCGGCGGCCACATGCAGCACGTCAAGGACGGAATCGTCTCTGACCAGCATATGTCAGTGCCGGTCGCTGACTTCCATTGGAAGACCAAGCGCGTCACTCACGTTATAGAATTGAAGGGGTAAAAAATGAAACAAATCAGATCAGACAGGGTTAAACTTTGGTACGTCGTGAGCAATCCGTTCACGCGTCCAGTTGTAACTGGTCCAATTTTCGACAGGTACGATGCAATCGCGTTGGCTTGTAAGCGCACCGACCACAAGAGCCTCATCACGCACATATCGCGTGGTGAGTCTTGGGTCGGCGGTGAGGTTGTGTGTAGCGCGTATCGGCTACACGTCAACGGCTGGACGGCGTTGGCACCCAAGACGCCCGACGAACGATTAAACAAACCATCAAAATATGGGAGAGTGACATGAAAGTAACACGATTAAAGAAAGGCTATCGGCTGCACATGTCTGATGCGGAGTTTAGATTGCTTAGTGGTGAGATGCTGAGTGAAGCATTAGGATCGTCCACTTTTACCGATGAAGATTGGGGTCACTTACCATTAAACCAGCAACGCGTTTGTGCAGAAATCAATGACGGCACAAGAGATTGGTTTGCTATTGATGAAGATAGGAGATCGACATGATTAAAGACACAATTTGTATGCTGTTGCTAATGGCATTTGGCTTGGCGTTTTGCACAAACGCGGTGACTACTGAATATAACGTGTGGGCGCTGATGGCTCGGTTTGGGGGTGCAGGATGATTGTTTATCTTGCGACCAATACGGTCAACGGCATGCAGTATGTTGGGCTTACTCGTAGAAAGACTTTGGAGCCGCGTGTCACGGAGCATTTTGCTAAAGCTAAAAACTCTAAAAAAGGAAGCGCCAAAACAATAGCTCACGCTATTAGGACTTATGGTCAAAATGCCTTCAGGTTCAAAGTTCTGGATAAGACCGAAAACTTAAAAACATTGAGCCGCGCCGAAAGGTATTGGATACAAAAGTTAAACACCAAATATCCAAATGGATACAATGTTAAATCAGGCGGTTGCCCAACTTTTAAATTAGCTGCCGGTGATTTGTATGAAATTAACGGCAAAAAATATTATGGGTGCGGCGATTTGGCAGAGCATTTCCCTGTTAGCGTTCACAATATCAGATACAGGATTTTGAGGGCTGGCTGGACGCCAAGGCAAGCAGTTGAGATTGACGCGCCCCCTGCAAATATAAAAAAGTACAATGGAAAACATCACGCCACACTTTCTGTTGGAAAACCCATATCAGTAATGGGTAAAAAATTTACTTCAATAAAAGAGGCTTGTGAGCATTACGGTATATCGGACAAGTTATATCATTCTCGAAAAAGGCAGGGCTGGTCGTCCAAAGAAATATTCGGGGTTGAAACAAGAAACCGCCCCACATGCCGTGGAACCAAAATTATTGTTGGCGATTTGCTTTTCGCCAGCGTATCAAAAGCAGCAAAGCATTTTGGTCTTAAAGGTGGTTGCATAAAACAGAGATTGTCTAACGGTTGGACAATCGCTGAAGCGTTTGAGCTTGAGCCAAGACAATCTTTTTCTAATTCAATAAAGATAAAAAGGTTTAACTCAATATCAGAAGCGGGCAGAAGAACCGGCATAAATTCAAGCACAATATCTTGGCGTATTAGAAATGGTTGGACGCCGGAACAAGCCGTCGGCTTTGAGCCAGTACACGGAAACAACCAAAACCTGCGTAAATCTAACAAATGGGAGACAGTATAATGGTAGGAAAGAAAACCCCCGACGACATCGTCACCGCATCACGCATACCGTTGCTGATGAACGCGTCGCCATACGGCACGCCAAACGACTTGCTGGCTGAGGCACTAGCCTCAATCGAAGGCAAGCCAAACCCCAATCCATTTAACGGCAACGAAGCCTGCGACTGGGGTGACGCCTTAGAGGGCGTCATCCTCACTACTTCCGCTGAACGGCTCAACCTGACTGACCTGAAGCTGGAACACGACGCCATCTTCCACGACACGCTACCGTTTGCCGTGTCGCTTGACGGCACCGCTGACGGCGGTCTGGGGCATGAAGTCACGACCGATCCGTCGAAGGGCATCTACTGCGTTGACGGCCCTGTCTGGGTTGACGGCGTGGGCGTCTTGGAGAGCAAGCTCACCAGCGCCAAGCCAGAAGACCGGCCAGCGCCTCACAGGGGGCCGCTACAACTCCAAGGGCAATTGATGGCCACCAAGTTAACGTGGGGCGCCGTGTGCGTCTTGTACGGCGGTATAGAGCTACGCATCTTCTTGTATCAGGCAAACGCTGCGGTGCAGTCGCGCATCACGGACGAAATCGAGGAGTTTGAGCGACGCAAGTTTGACGTTGACTGGTATCCGATCCAGTCCAGCGCTGACGGCAATACCGCCTACCCGCGTGTGGACAACGGTGCGCCGCCAATCACGTTAGAGGGCGAAGACAACGACTGGCTGGCTCAGTTGGTCAATGCCAAGGACGCCAAGAGGGCTGCTGAGGGCGATATCGACGAGGCTGAGGCTATGCTGAAAGAACGTCTTGGCAGTCACGATGAGGCGACAGGGGTGGTCGGCAATCGTTCTTACTATGTGAAGTGGCCAATGCGTAACTTTAAGGCGCAACCGGCCAAGACGACACCGGCCAAGCCCGCACGGATTGCGCGCCAAGGCACGCTAACGATAAAGGAGTCAAAGGATGATTGACGTGCCGCTGACAAAGGCTCAGGCGGAGATGCGTATCGTCATCGACCGCTTGACCCGCCGGTACGGTTACACGCCGACAATTAATGAGCTGTCGCAGAAAACCGGCAAGAGCTTCAGCCAAGTTCACCGGCTGATGACCGGCCTAGTCGAGCGTGGCGCGGCTGAGAAGGTAGCTGGTCGAGCCAGAGCGTTTAGGCTTTTATAACGAATATCGGCCTCGCCCTTGGGCGGGGTCTTTTTTTGCTCGACAGGGGTTGATATTAAAGTGATATCATCTTATATTCAGAGCGTAACAAGGGAGATTGATATGACTTTCATTATGAACCAGACAGCTTGGGAAGCCGGACGCGAGGCAAGCATCAAGGCCAACGCGTCTATCGGGCGCAATAAGCGTTGGATCGCTGAGGACGAGACACGCAAAGAAATCGAGCGTTTTGTGATTGGCGGCGGCAGCGATTTTATTGCCGCTATGCGCGACGCGCTGCATGAGTGGGGCAGGCTGACAGATAACCAAGAGGCTGCTGTTCGCAAGGTTATGGCACGCGAAGAAAAGCGCGAAGCCGAGCGCACCGCTGAGTGGGAAGCCGCAGCAGATTGCCCAGAGGGCCGCGTCGAGGTGACTGGCGTTATTATCTCGACTGACATTCGCGACACTTCTTTTGGTATGCAGTGGAAGATGCTGGTGCGTGACGATAGCGGCTTTAAAGTTTGGGGTTCTATCCCATCAAAGTTGCATGAGCCAGCCGAGGAAGACGGCCAGTTTGTTACCGGCCAAGAGCTGAAGGGCAAGCGCGTCTCATTTACTGCGGCGATCACACCAAGCGAAGACGATCAGAAGTTTGGGTTTTTAAAGCGCCCAACAAAAGCAAAGCTGGAGAGGTAAGTGCAAACAGAACACCTAAAACCCGACGACCTAGTCAGCGTGACTGGCCCCAAGGGCAGGCTGGTGACAGCCCTAGTCAGGCGGGTCGAGCGCATCGACGATGAAAGCTACAACGTAGTTTTTGAAGATATGCAGACCGCCGACAGGTTTGACTATCAATATCTATACAAGTGAGATGAGGGGGCGTTTGCCCCCTTATTTTTTGGGTCGTTGCTGGATGCTTTCGACGACACCGCCGCCAAAGTAAAATCCTAAAATAATCAGCATCGCATAATTTATCGTGAATTGATCCATCACCTTGGTCACCGCGTTTGGGTCGCCTCGGCCAGTGATCGTCATGCCAAGCACCAACACATAACTGCCCAGAAACGTAGCCCCAAACATCAGCGCCAAAAACCGTTGGGCAATTTTGAATGGGGCGTAAGCAGTCATAAGGTCTATGCGGGCCTTGCTGCGGGCCGCAATGGCTTCCTCATCAGAGGTGTGCATATCATCAATCAGTTTCATGCCCTGACTGATAACGTCACCTGATCCTAATATTTTTCCTAATACAGCTAACATCACTCAACTCCTAACATTCTGGATAGACCAAAAACTTCCATCAACATAAATGTAAAAAACAAAAGCAGCACACCCCCGGCAATAAGTTTGCCGCTAAAATTTGTCGAGCCTATTTTGATGGCCACAAATTCGTTGCCTAAAATCCTCAGCACAAGTTCAAAACTATTTTCGCCAACCTTGGCCTCGACCGGCTTTTTGTTTTCTTCACCCATCTGCTTTTTTCCCGCGACTGATTATCTCATCAATGGTTCTGCCGCAACCAATGCACCTGACACGATCCTCATCCAGAACGCACACACCAACGCAGGGGCTTTTACTCATCAGCCAGCGCCCTCATACGTTTGACCAGTCTCTCCGAGCGATTGGGGAGTTGACGCGCCCACTTCGAGTCGAGCATCTCTAACGCAGCCCCAGAAAAATCACGCGCATCAACGCAACGCTTCATGCCCTTAAATTTTTTCATAGTTGGCAGACCCATATTAAACATCATGTTGGCAATGATTCGCTGCGCTTCTTCGGGCAGATCAGCAAAGTCTTCATAGAGTCGGTGACAATCCTCGCGCACAATAGCTATATCCAAATCAAATAGCTGCTTCATGCGGCGCTCAGTAATCGTAAAGCCCTCTGGCTTTCCGTGTTCTGCGTCGCCCTCAATGATACGGTGTCCTACCCCTATAGTAAGATGGTTTTCTGTGCAGCGGTACACGTCTAGCCTCATGCCCTCATCAGCGATTAGTTCGTCTCTTAACTTTTCAATATCCATTATCGCCTCATCTCCAAAACGTGATCGACCGCCTTATCCCAGCTATCAACTTCCGCAGCCTCAGTGAAGCGCGACGCTGGCAGGCGCATACTATATTGCCGTATGCTCGTAACCGGCATGAACAAGACCCTTCGGGCATTGGGGGAAACAAGGCAGAGAACATCGTAGTCATCCTTTGTCGGCAGATGTTTTGTTTTACAGCCGTGACCAAGTTGGAAGTGGTGACGCGGAGATCGACCAACTTTACAGCCCAATAAACTCGCAGTCTTTGCCTGCACCCGAATAAAATCTTGACCATTCCACGCCACCATATCTACCCGGTCTTGTTGTGCCATAGAGACGCGCCAGCCTAAGCCCAAAATAGCAGCCGCCGCGATATACTCGCCAATCAGCCCGGTCGTTGTTTCGCTCAATTTTTAGAAGCCAACCACATAATCCAAAAGAATATCCCGAAGGATACAATACCCAGAACACCAATCACAATAGCCTCTAGGATTTTCTGCCGGGCTTCCTGTTGCTTGTAGATAGCCTCTTGGCGCTCTTTTCGGATGCGGCCCTCTAGCTGAATCAGGTCAGCCCAAGCCTGATGGCCATAAGTAATTTGCAGATATTGCTTTAATTCTGCGCGTTGACTTTCCATCTTGCGTTTCGCGGCATACACTTGTAAAGCCTCACTTTGCACTGCATCTGCGCCTTGCAACTTCTTGAACAACGGCGGGTTCTTGGCCTGCTTTTCAGCTTGGTCAATGTCGCTAGCAGCCTTCATCCAGCGCGACACGTCACCAATGCAACTTTCTAAATCGCGACCAGCATTAACCATTTGCTTAATCGTATTGAAAGCTGCCGTTGCTCCAGAGATTGCTGCGCCTATCGTGATCGGATCTATGACAGCATACCTTTCCCAAGTGGCTTGCACTTCCATTTAACCGGCCTTAATCCGTGAGCCATTTCGCCAATGTCACGCGCCATTTCCATCGCTCGTTCTCGGCAGGCTTCTTTTGTAGAGTAGATCGGCCCGCGAGTGTCCTCAAATTCAATGCACTCAGTTGGCGCGGCTATCGCGCAAGCTAGGACAAGTGCTTTAAACACGACCCTGCATCTTTTTGATTATAGCTTTTACGGAATCAGTCTCAACGATCCTGATCAACACCCAACAGCCTGTCAACAAAGCCACAAAATCCGGCACCATAGCCATATAAGCCGCAAATGTACCTGTTCCGGCTGCAACATCTAAAACAACTTTAGTCTCATCGTTCATCGCCTTACTCCGGCTTTGTCGGCCAAGTTACGCTTGCAGGAAATCCGTCTTGCGCTGGTACATCACGCAAGGCTTGACGGTACGCAGTCCAATCGTCTGTAATCCTATCGGCTAATGCAAAAACGTCTGATTGCTGCAACAACGAGTCTCGTTGACTACGGATCAGGAAATCTTGCAATGCGTCATATTCTGCATTGACTGCGGACATCTCATCTTCGCTAAGAGCAATCTCAACACTATTTACAACTTTAATCATGCTACACTCCTATGAAGATTTTCTGCCATATAACGTCAAATTCGCTCCGGCAGGGATGCTGCTCCAATTTGCTCTAATTTCAAACTTATCAGGCGTTACGCCAGAAGTTCCTGCACGCCACCCAGCAAAACGAACGGTTTGATTTGCGGTAGTGCTAGTAAAAGAGGTGCCAGTCCATTGTAAAGCTTTGTTTGTTAAGCCTATGCCCCAGATTTCCATAACAGAGTGAAAGTAAATACCGCTTAATTCTCGAACCAAATAAGCACTTGTTTGACCAGTCGAGTTTGCTTGATTTGAAGTGTCATTTGTGTGGATGCCGTAACCATTCAACAATGTTGAACCATCGTAGAAACGTATGTTTGGGCCAGTGCTAACTTGGCTTGCGTGAACCCAATTTAAGACTAATTGATAAGTTATGTAGTCATCGTTCAGATTATCAAAAACAACAGACGATGCAGTGCTGCTTGTTGTGGTGTGTGAAACCAGTTCATAAGCCCCACCAGCTCCACCCACGGCACTGCCGCCAATCGTGACAGAGCCGCTCGACGCGCTGATGTCGTTAGTCTGATGGTTAATTGTAAGAGACATAGCTACTCCTTAAACTGCTGTCGAGCCTGACATATCATCCTGCGCCATTACCCACGAATAGCACTTGTCCAGAAAGGCATCGCCGCTGGCACTGTTGATTTGCTCAAGTGGAACGTGATATCTGCGAAACTCTATGTCTCGCGTATTATCGGTTGGTGATGTGGCGTAAGCATTAAGGTCAATCGTTACAGCAAACTTAAAATCTGACCCAGTTTGGCGGCTTATTGAGACGCCCACGACACGGTAATATGCGTCTTGAAAAGCAATGCCGTACTCGCTCGCGCTTTCTGCAATATTATTTCTAATAGCCATTTTGAATAGCTCCTATTTTTAACTAAATGTTACTTCGCTGGTGCGAATATTCGCTACCCAGATAATATTGTGGCTTGCTTCACCAGTGACCGTTATAGCCAAAGCATTGTTTGTATTGTCGGCTGATAAAGCCATTCCCCAACTAGACAAATTGTGGATTACGGTAGTTGCAGAATTAGCTAGAGTTGTTGTGCCGCCGTCATTTACCAACAAACCTTCAATCTTAAAAGACGCATAGGCTTGCGCGCCGTTTTGCATAGCGGTAATTGTTCCATCGAAAGTTATGCAAGTGTCAGTGTGCGCTACGATTTGGTTCGTAGAACCAGCGGCACTGTTGTTTGAACGTAAAATAGTAGCCGTTGCGTCTGTGGTAGACGCCCCTAAAATCATCATACCGCCTTGCGTTGCACCCATACCAAAGCCAAGTATGCCGCCGCTGGTAACAATCTGTGCGCCGAAAGCATACTTTCCAGCTTGTTGGGCTACTGCTCTTGCCCCAAAAGCATATGATGCTTGGCCACTAGCCGTGTTAACAGAGCCGCCCAAAGTTACAGCATATGCTCCTGAAGCATTTCCGTTTTCACCGCCGATTGAAGTTGCTTGTGAACCACTGGCTAAACATTGATTTCCAGAAATTGCGATTGCTTTTGTGTTAGTGGCTTTTGACCTCCACCCCATTGCAATACTGTTTGTGGCATTGGCTCCATAGGAAGAACCGCTGTCTGAGATATTTACGGTAAGACTTTCAGTTCCAGCAGAATAACCTTTTCCAATTGCAAGCGACTCAGTTTTGTATGACTTAGCCTGATATCCTATTGAGCAAGCATAATTTGCTGCGAATCCACCGCCACCAACTGAACTTGCTGCACCTATTGCTATTCCACGAATAGCCGAACCGTACACAGTGCCTATCACAGCAAAAGCTTCTTGAGATGACGCAGTGCCATCTATCAGAGCAATGGCTTCAGACGCATCTGAGACACTGCCCTTACCGATTGCCACCGCATTAGTGCCGGTTGCGCTGGGAGCTGTTGATGAGCCATCGTAGTTTTCAACCACAAGGTCAAGCGAGCTACCACCACCGCTAGCAGCCGCCCAAGTCAAAACACCTGAACCATCTGTCTGCAAAAACTCATTCGCAGCACCATCAGTGTTTGGCAGCGTAAGTGTATAGCTTGCCCCGGCCGAATGTGGTGGGCCTTTGACAGTAATTCCGTGGCTGTTGTTTTCACAGTTTAAAACAAACTGACCCGCGCCTCGGGTTGCATTTCCTTTGAACGTAACTTTGCCAGAACCATTTGGGTCTAACTCAATAGCACCATTGCTTGAACTTGTAATAGCACCAGTCATCGCACCGCCAGCTTTTGGCAACGCAGCATCAGCCGTTGCGCCTTGGGCCGCTGTAGCATAATCTGAGGCACTGAACGCTTTGACTTGTGCAAGGTTAGTCACCTCGCTGTCCATCAATGCCCCGGCGGCGGTGACATTAGCTGTGTCTGTGACATCTGCTGACGCCTCAATGCCGGATAATTTAGTGTTTAACGCTGTTGTATAGGACGCTGTAGTGCCAGCCAAGACAGAAGAATAGGCTTGCACATTAGACCCAATGGCAAGGCCAAGGTTCGATCTGGCACTGCCAGCATTAGCCACATCACTGAGATTGTTAGCCGCCAGTAAGTCTCCACCGCCACCAGCAGCTATCCAATCATAATCAGAACCGTTCCAGCTTAACAGTTCTCCACTAGCCGCTGTACTTTGATTTAGGTGAGAGTCAACTAATGGATTTACGTTACCAGCATCTGTGACATTTGCGTTACTTTCTATTGTGTCGAGCTTAGTTCCGTCTGCCGCTACATCCCTGCCATCTATAGTTGAGGTGGTTGTTAACGCGCCACTCAAAGACAAGCTGTCGGCGGCAGGGCTTTCAAGCGATACCGCGCCAGTAGACACATCCTTTAAATCGGCCATAACACCGCGAATGGCGTTATTGATGCCAGCCGGAGAGCAACCCTCGGAAATGTCAGCGCCGTCAACCGTAGTGTTTGAGGCGGCTGTTGCGGAATAATCTCTTATCGTATTTGCCATTTGTTTTTACCTACCAAATCCAGAGTTCTATCCAGCCGCTATGGCCTGTTTCAGCTACCTGACCAGAAGCATTACCACCAGCCCCACCAGCGCCAATGCTGTAAGTTAGTGTTTGCCCACCGACTGATGAGCTGGCTTTGTATTCTTTTACTAAAGTGCCGTTGAGACCGGGGGTTGGTGAGATGTCAAAGTTGTTGTTAACTGTTCGTCCACCTTGACCACCCTTGCCTTTGTAGACCGTTCCTGTGGCGCTACCTGCAAGGTCTTCGTACTTATGAGTAAAGCCTTCTGGTTGCTCACCACCTGTGCCGCCTGACGCAGTAATATTGATGCCTAGAGTGCTGTTAGATAGCGTTGTGTCGCCACCAGTTGAGCCATTCCCTCTGCTGTTAGAGCTATGACTTGATGCACCACCACCGCCTGCGCCAGCCACATAGATGTACAATGCCTGTTTTCCGGCTGGAATAGTGTAAGACGAACCACTGGTTAACTGCACAATATCCGGGTACGCGGAAATAGTCGAAAACTCAAAGGCACCAGAGCCGTTACTAACTACGGCCTGACCAGCAGTGCCGGAGCCGGTGACATTTAAATTAGCCTCAGCCACCTTAGTCCAAGACAATGTGCCGGAACCATTAGTTACTAAAGCCTGACCAACAGAGCCTGCACCGTCAGGCAGGGTTAGTGTGGTGGTTGTAGTCACCGCTGCTGGCGCTTGGAGCTTGATAGAGGCGCTTGCGTCATCATCTTGCAGGTTTAGTACGTCAATACCGCTAGTGCCGTCTGACACGTCTTTAAGGTGGGCCATCTGCTCCCGGATGGCATTATTAAGGTCAGAAGGAACCATTACACCTTCCGACGTGTTTATTCCACCAATGTCGGTGTTTGAGGCAGCGGTTGCGCTGTACTCAGATATTTTAGTCTTTGGCATTACGTTCTCCTAAGCGACTGCTTATTTATAGCACAAATCTAGCGCACGCGCACCGCACGTCCGTCAGATGTCTTGGCAAACGTCACAGGGTTGCCCTGCCTATCCATCACAGTCTCATAGCCAACGATGCTGCCACCAGCTTGGGCGGAGCTGATGGGCGAAGGCACCTGCTGGGATAGTAGGCCAGCGGCGGCTGGTGAGCGCATAGTTGCACTAGCTCCCTGCATTATGCCCGGTATGTCGCGCCCACCTTTTCTTGTGCCAGCCAAGATAGCCTGACCCAATGGCGAGTAAACAGCGCCTGTTCCGCCTGCCACTAATCCTGTTGTGATAGGGTCGATAGCAGCGCCGCCACCAAGCGTACCCATTGTAAGTGCCAAACGACCTGCTGTTCCGCTGTCAGGCACTTTTGTGCCTATAACGTCTGCGCCAGTTTCTGCGAGCTGCTGCATACGACCCTCGCCCTTGGCAAGCACGGAAGGTGAGCGCCGCGACTGCGCGTAAACTTTTTCTAACAATTTTGCAGGGGTGACTTCACCGGCCATACCCTTTGAGGCAGCGGCCATTTGCATAGGCTTGAACCTAGAATATGCCGTGTCAATGTTGGCGAGCTTTCCAGCTTTTTCAGGATTAAACTTGCCAAGCGTCGTCGTCAGCTCCTCAGCCGCATCGCTCAACGCCTCGCCCAGCTCACGTTGATAGGCGTCTTGTGAAGTCATAAATTTATATGCCCTCTGGCGTAACGCGCTCTGCGCCTCTTTGAAGGCAGAGCCGGTAAGTCTTCCATCCTTTGCCCTGTCGCCAATCTCTTTCATTATTATTCTGGAATACAATCCAGCTTCTTGCTTTGGCAAGGTTGCAGCAACGTCAGGTATCTGGGTAATGATCTGGTTTGGAGACGGTATGTTGATGTCGCTCAAAACGTCGTCGTATGCCTTGCTAATTATGCTTTGAGCTTGGATATAAGCGTCACGACCCCTTACGCCCTTTGGCAACTTTTCTCCAAGTGGGGCTAGAGCCTCATCGTATGAAGCCCTTTCAAATCCAGTAACGGCTCGACGGCGAGCGCCACCAATCAAGAAGTCGAGAACCGGAAGCCCAGCCAGACGCTCCTCAATGCCACCAGTTATGCCGCCAAACTTTTGCCCGACTGTCAGCGGCACGCCCTTTTTAATAAGCTCTGCGGCTCCTGCGGTAACGGCGGGTGCTGCTTTTTGCAGACCCGCGCCAAGCGCACCGGCTATTGCCATTGATTCTGGCACATCACTCATTTCTTCTGCCGCACCCGCGCCATATAGGGCGCTCGCACCTGCCACCTGAGCTGGCTTGCCTGTCGCAATCCTTGCTGTTTTCGGTGCAGCCGTAGCAATTTTCTGTCCAGCCTGAGCAGCCTTTTGAGCCGCAAAATCGGCTAATGGCTTATTAATCATTTCGGCACCCTTGACGATGCCTTTACCAGCAAGTTTTGCCACACCCATTGGCATAGCTATAGAAGACGCAATCTCTGAGCCGTAAGCCGTTTTCGGGTATTCTGTGCGAAATTGGTCAAGCTCCTTGCGAACCTGATCCCGCGCCTGCTTGTATGTTTGATCGCCTAATATGCTTCTGATAAATCCCTCAGCCTCGTCAGCCGTTCCAAACGTAATGCCCTGACCTATTGATCGGGCAAGGCCAGTGGCAAATTCTATAGGGTCAAACCCGCCCACTGATGGCGTTGATTTTGACGCCTGTCCAGAAGACAGATTTGCTATTTCTTCTTGAGTTGCTTCGCGAATACCCATATCAATCTACCGCCAATACTTTGCCTTCAGGGGTTTTGTAATAAGACACGCCGCCTGTTCTCTCCATAAACACTGACCCCTTTGGAAGTTGGTCAATTTCAGACGGCTTCATTCTTTTCTGCATATAATCAAAAGCGCCACCAGATTGCGCTTTCATGCTCTCTATTGCTGTCTTTCTAGCAACTCTTTTTTGCTCTATCGTGGCTGCGCTTTCACCCGGTTGCGGAAAATATTTTAAATCTTCAGTCGAAAATTCTGCTTCAGAAATGGCCGCACCTGATTCCTTGCGTAAAACAGCAGTGATAAAATTTAACTTAGCAGCAAGATACTGCTGGCCCTGTTCACTTAATGCCGTAGCTCTAAGCGCAAGAGGTAAATTGCTTGCGGCGAAGTCTCTTATATTAGCTGGGTCGTAGCCCCCAGACGTGACATTTTCAAATGTTGAAGTGGATTCAATCATTCTTTTGGTGAAGGCTCCAGCTAGTTTTTCGTCGTTATTAAATGTTGGTGCCTTTTCTCCAATAACTTTTTCACCAGCCTCAAGACCCGCTGGAACAGGAAACCCTGTTAAATCCATACCCGGAACCGTTACCGTCGTGACGGTGCCGTCTGGTGCAGTTCTGGTTTCGGGCTTTGGCTGAGACAGGCGCTGCCAAGACATATTATAAGCTGCCGATTCAGCAGCCGTGGCTTTGCTGTTAGCAACCTTTGGGCCTAGTGTTAAAACATTATTGCTGTCTTGAGCTGTAAGGCTAGTTCCCTTAAACGCCTGACCACTCTTTGCCAACTCAGTGCCAATCTTAGCCCGCGTCAAAAGCTCTGTTAATTGTCCAGCCTTCTGAGCCGCAATGCGATCCTCAGCGGCTGTAAACGCCTTCGTTCCGGCAGTACCCATACGCCCCAGAACCTGACCGAGCGACACCGGACGGTCTTGGTAGCCTGATGCCTCAAAGCCAGCGGCGGCAGCGCCTAACATGCCCTGCGTGCGCGGCTGCATTAGCTTCTGGCCAAATGTCATCTCAGGCGCAGGCTGTCCAGCCGCTGCGGTTGCAGGGGTCGGCAGACCAACCTGACCAGCTCTTGGCGTCATGCGTGAAGCCTGAGCGCGGCGCACAACTTCCTGCATCAATGGCGATAGCTGTTGGTTTGCCAGCATTGGAGATTGAGGCGGGGCAGGTCGAGGCAGCGCCATAGGTGGGGTAATCCCCTGAGGTGTTTGATATGGGCGCGTAATGTTTGCCTGCGGGATAGGCGCTCTGCCCTGAAGCAGTCGGTTGAATCTGTCATAAACGCTCATGCCCTAACCCCTAACCACTAAAAAGCCCAGCCAAGGCACCAAGGCCAGCGCCTGTGCCGCCGCTCATACCGGAGCCAACTAGCTTGGCAAGCTCCGCACCGCCTAATGCGCCGCTAAGGACGTTGCCTGCGGTATTGCGGAATACTGGCGTAGTGCTTGTTCCGCCAACAGTGCCACCCTGAACGGCAGCCATATAGTTAGCCAGAGCCGTCAAGGGCGCGTTTTGCTCAAAATCGTATCTGTCAATGTCAGCCTGCAACTCAGCCATAGACTGAGCCTCACGCGCACCGCCTACCCCGGCAAGGGTGTTAAGGTCAGCAAAGCCAAACTCACGCGCCGCCGGGGCCTGAGCAATAGCCGCTTGCTGGGCTTGATAAGCCATAGGAGCCAGCGCAGCGCCTAAAGCGCCCTGCTCGTAACCAGAGCCATAACGGCCAGCCTTAGAGGCTCTTGCGTCCATTTGCTCGACGACAGGGCGCATCGCGGCGCTCATTAAGGGGTTAGTACCCATAAGGTTTTGCATCACAACGTCTTGCGTCGCGCCAATAAATGGTGAGCCATTGATCGCCATCTGGCGAGTGCCAGCAAGTGCCATTTCGGATTCAGGAGAAAACCCTACGGTTGTTGATCCGGGGTAATATGTGGGCTGGTCGCCATATAGGCTTTTAGCCTCAGATAAACCAAACTCTAAGAACGGCTGGGCGTAAGCTGGTGCCGCAGTCGTCTGCGTGATTTGTCTGGTGTCTCCACCGCCGCCTTTACTCATCTCTTAAATCCTTTGTCAAAATCACCGACGTTGCGGTGTAATCTTTCAGTTGTCTTTGCCAGCCCTTTCGGCCATTGATCTCCATCGCGTCGCAGCCCTGAGCCTTAGCCCAAACTGCAATAAACTTCTCAGCCTCAACCAGCTCATCTAATTCACCGCCCGCAAGCCAGATTCGGCACACGGTTAGGCTGGGGTAGTCAACAACTTCGGTTATAATACACGACTTTTCCAACGGATGTAACTGTGCCTCACCAACGGTGCAGGCTTGGTAAACATCGTCGATTGAGTGCGTGCCGCCGGAGTATTCAAGCGCATCCGCAATATATTTGCGGTTTTCCTCAAACTTTTTTTTCAGCTTGTCTTTATCCAATGATGAGATAGGCAACATCTACGTTATGTCCGTGGTTTTTGTGTTCGATTATCATAGACCCATTGGTGCTAGTGCTTTTTACAAATGGGTCACTGTGTTCTAAAGTTTCGTTATATCCGGTGAAAAAAACAATACTGTCAACTCCGTATCGCGGGTCACTTACTGTGGTTGTTGTGGTTCCGCTTGCTAAGACCGCATAGCCAACGCTGTTTAGCCCGCCGTTTATTGTGCGGTTTAAAACCTCAGATACCTCTCGCGTCGTTGCGGTAATAGGGTTTAGCGTTCTTAGGTTTAACTTGCGTTGCTCTACTGTCATCGCCTGCCAATGCCTCTAGCCTCAACGTCTAAGCCAATAACCGTGTTCCATCCGTTTGACAAAACCAGCTTTGCCCTGTGATACCGACCCTGTGACCTTAAAGGCACAAACCCATCGTCATTGGGCGCAATTTCGCTTCCATAAGAGTGAGTTGCCGACTGCGTGTCTCTTGTGCCAATAGCCACAGTCACATCACCGTCTTGATAGTACGGATAAGCCCTAGTAACAATTGAGTGCTTGCCGATGCTAAGTGGCACCTCGCCAGTTTCAATTGTTCCAACAAGCGGCGCACCAGTAAATGTGTAAATTTTGTTGCCGTAAGCGCCGCCAAAGAAATACTGACCACCTTTAAAAACTCGGCTATCTAACTGGCTAGTCAAACCGTCTACTGTTGCAGACAAATTGTTTAGCCCCTCAACAGTGTACCCAGAAGAAAAAAGCGGAGCCAATAGATCAGCCTCTATTTCAGCCAGAGACCACTTATTCAAAACATAGTTATACATAATAATTTTATCAGGCTGGCCTGACGGAGACTGTGTGCTTGTGTAGCTCCACATAGCCACTTCGTTTAGCGGGTCTACGCTGGCTGTAAGCCTAAAGTCATAGTTACTGTCAAAGTCTTTCAGGAAAAATTCGTTTACGCGCTCCGAGCCAATCGGAGATGTTTTTTGGCCGTCAAATGCGTAAAATCCATCAGCCGCCAAGAAAAATACTAAGTTGCCGCTGTTGCAGACAGAACCGCTAAAAGCGCACCCGCGCTCAGACACAACCTTGTCAAATTGCCAGATTAGGGGCGGGCCTGTGTATGTGGCTCGGTAAATAGCTCTCTCGGTTAGGATCGTGCAGTATTCCCCGCCGACGAGGCCAGTGATTGCGCCAGAGTCCGGCAGGTCTTGGAAATCAGCCTGATCTACTCCGGGTGTCCAGCTTGTGATGTCGTTAAATCCAGACCACTGACATCTGTATGGTATCCGGCCTGAGCCAGTGTCCACGTTTGCCGTCCACACGAAGTCACGCACTACAGCAAGAAAATCAGACTTCGGCGCATTTGTCAGGTCTGCAAATGCCGAGCTTGAACCCATTTGAAAGGATTGTAACGTCTCACCAATTCCGCCAGAGCAAATTGCGTAATCGCCAAACTGAACAAACCGCCACTTTTCGCTATCGGTTAAGGTGTAACCACCGCCTTTGCTAATGTCGTCTAAATTATTTGTTGTTGCGTTGTGCAGGTAAAGTTTTGTGGCATCACCAGCAAACAGCTTTGTGTTTGACGCAGTATCCTTTGCCGCAAATATGCCTTTTATTGTAGCTGTGGCAGCGTTTGAGTAAGACACAAACTCGCTCATAGAGTGATAGCCCTTAGCCGCTGGCAATACGTTTGTTGCTACGGTTACGCCGGGGTTTATTGTGTCAGCTTGATCTGGAAGCCATTCGCCTAGTTCTATCATTGCCTTGCCCAAACCTCATTGCCAACAGGAACATTTGCCCAAATCTCTGAGCCAACAATAACATCAGTCCAAATCTCTGTACCAGCCGCTACATCGTTCCAGTCTTCGCCCAGAACGTGACCGTCAGATGCTGCTGTAATTGACGCTATTAGACTTGCATCAGCAGCAAAAATAGCATTTGCTTCAGCATCAGCAGCAAGAGCTATAGATTCAGAAGCCTCTACAAGTTTAGGAAGTTGTATTTCAGCGGCAGTTGACAATTCAATTGATGCGCTGCCACTTGCAACAATAACGCACAATCTATCAGAATTATCTAGTTGCTCTAAAGTATAACCAAAGCTGGCTATGTACTCTAAACTGCCCCAGCCGTCTAATTGCTCAAGCGTTGGGTTACACCAAGGCAAAGCATCTAAATTGTCCAGACTGTCAGGCAGACTGTCTAAGCTGCCTGTTAGCTGTTCAAGGGTGGGGTTATTAGTTGCCATTGGCTACTCTAAGCCGCCGTAATGTCTAGTTTTCCAGCAGCTATTTTTAATATGTCACCGCTACCAATTACTTTAGAAACCGTAAAAACGCCGTGAATTAATAAATTGCCGCTAGTGCTGGCGTCAAACAAACCAAAGTGTGAGACAGTACCCCAGCTTGCCGTAGCAGCAGAAAACTCAATTGCGCCGGTATTGTCAGCAGTGCCAGACACCGCCGCGTCAAATGCGACTGACTGCCTTGCGTAACCGCTTCCAGATAACTCAGTGCCACTATTGTCATCGCCAAATGATCCAGTTGACAAACCAATGTAGACTGTTGACGGCATTGTATATGCGCCAGTGCCTAGAATATGGTCGAGAATTTCATTCTCAAGATAATCCGACATTGCACTCATAATTTAAATCCCCGCAGCTTGCGATTGGCGTTGATAAATACTGCTTATTTGTAAACTTCCGGTTCCGTAATGAGAGCGTTGCTCGTCAATTTTTATTTCCTGAAGGGCTTTTTCAAAGCGAGCCATATATTGACCCGCCCTTGTCTCATCAAGAAGATACGCATAAGCCTCTGCGAGAGAGCCATATAAATAGGCATCTGGCGACCGCGTCAAAATGTTGTTTGTTGTATTTGACGCAGACAAAGCCTGAATACTTCCAATATAAATAATTTCTGCCTGATAACCTGAATCAGGAATTGGGCGAAACTTCATTTCAGCGCCGATAATACTAAATCCCTTTGGCTTGCCGTTTCCGGCTGATGCGTACTGCTCATCTAAAGCCACAGGGCTATAATATTTTAAAACAGTAATAGGCGAGGTGTTCAACTTGACTTCCCTGACCTCACGCATATCGGTCGGCAAAGAAATATATTCGTCACCCGCAGTTAAAGTAGCTGTTGACCTTTTTTCCTGATCGCGCGTCTCAAGCTCTCGGCTCATTCGGCCCTCAGCCAAAGTAATAAAGTCAGGTATCTGCGCGGTCAGGTCAGACCGGGCCAGAAAATTGGCTATGGATGCCTGCAAATCTGTGTAAGTCGCAATTGCCATTATACGTTTCCGCCGCCTGTCCTAAAGTCTCGGTTTTCACTATTATTCAGCCAAGCCTTCCAGCCCTTTGGGTTTTGGGCGGGCGGGCCTAGTGTCTCTAGCAGGTGATTATATACTACATTTGGTATTTCCGCCACATGCTGCACATGCCGCTGTGTATTCACTGTTGCGTTGGCGCGGTAGTCGTTATTCATCTGCCGATTTAATTTAATCAATGTGTCAAACCTCTGGGTCGTCTCAATGACATCAGTGCCATCAGATTGCTGATCCATAACCACCTCTTTGGCGGTGTGAGGGTCTGTGTACAAAACGCGCTTCATGTCTTTTCCCTTATGAAAGAGAGGGGGCAGTTGCCCGCCCCCTCAGTTTTACTATGAACCGTTCAAGTCCATAATCATTGCGTGCGCCTTAGGGGCGGTCGGCTTCAATGCCCACTCTGACACCAAGTGGCTAGTTTTTGCATCGCCGTCCTGACTCAACTCCTGCTCAAGGAAGTTACGTCCGTTGAGTGTGCAGATTGACACAAAGTTTGGATCAATCAAGAACACGCGGTCGTTTCCAAGTAAGCGAGACGGAACAGCTTGCACAGTACCGAAATCGGTAAGCATGACGCTAGTTGAACCAACGTAGCTGACTTCCTTAGCGGCAGTCATGTTCACGTCGTTTGACACCAAATTGCCAGTGGCTGACAGGTCTGAGAAGTTGGCACGGTTTGTGGCCGAGGCAACCATCAGCTCAGGTGAGCCGCCGTCTGTCCACGCATCCTGCATACCGTCCTCAATCAAGGCAAGTGTTAACGCCCGGTCGGTTCCGCCGGTTACTGCGTCGGTGCCGTCGCCTGTGGCGAAGGCACCGGCATTTGCACCGACTGAGCCGTTTGTGATCCAACAAGTCAAAGACGCTGACTTGCGTGGGTCTGAGCCAGAACGTGCAACGTCTGTGTCACCGATTGCTTTTTCGATGTCTCTACGAAGCTCAAGTGCTTTTAACACTTTTTGGTAATTATGCTCACGTTCCCGACCGGCAGAATCGACAGCGTCGAGTGTGCCTGATGTTGCAAACACCTTCTTTGAGATCTGGTGGTAGTTACCAATCCGTGAAGTTGGTGTCGCCGCAGCAGTTGAAGTTGTGGCTCCTTCGTTGTGGTAGTTAGTAGCAGACGCAGCGGTCAGCTCCTGAACTTGCCATTCGACGAAAATGCCGTTTGATGTCTCCTTCTTCACATTAGAGAAGATTGGAGTTTCTGCCGGATCAATCCGGTAGATGATGTCGGCGAGTTGCTCTTTCTCACCAACAGCGTTTGTGGTCGTAAAAACAGCCATTGTTTTGTTCCTTCGGGTTATCTACCCATCAAAAGTTGTACAGCAGCGTCAACGGTGCCAGCCTTTTCAAACTGTTCACGCGCCTTCCGCTTTGAACGATTAGCAACTTCGCGCTTGGTTGCCGGTTGCCCTGCCTTGGCCATCTTCGGTGCTTGGCGAGTGCGCTTTTTGGTTGTGGGTTTCTTTTCCATTAGATTATCCCACTTCCACGCTTTGTAGAGAAGCTCAATCGCGCGGGCATCGCTCGCGGATGAGATTTCTTCCTCACTAAACCCGACACGCTTCTGTGCGTACTTAATGACTTCTTTCCGCTCAAACTCGCGGGTCTCGTCATTACGCCACTCAGGTATGCGCTCAAGCATTTCGACACGTTGGTTAGTGAGGTGCTGTTTTAGGTGCGCCTCATTCTCCTGTGCCTGTTGATGGGCAATCTTCTGACGCTCTGCCGCCACTTGCTGGACTTGCTTTTGTTGCTTATCCCACTCGGTCTTGGCAAAGAAAATGTCGTCAGTCGAATAGCCCTCATTCTTCAAGGCTGCCCAGTCAGGTTCCTCAGTGAGGTTTGTCTGCTGGAGTTGGGTTTGCAGTAACTCAAGTTGCTGCGCGTAAGCGTCTCGGAGCTGTTTTGTTTCTGCTGCCTCAGCAGCAAATGCCTTGCGTTGCTCGGCCAGTTCCATTGATCGCTTAGTAAATGCCTCCTGACGTTGATACCCCTTGAGGGCTTCTTCAAGGTTAACTTCCACTTCCTTGCCGTCCACCTTTACGGTGTACAGCGTCTCAGCGGGTTCCTCGTCAACTTCCTCATCGTCATCATCGTCGTCAAAGACATCTTCGCCGTCGTCAGCCTCATCGTCATAGTCGTCATCCTCGGGGGCGTCCTGCGCCTGATCTTCGGATGAGACTTGCGCCTCGGCCTCGGGCTGTTGAGGCTGATCTTCAGCCTCATTTCGCTCATCTGTAACGGTGTCCTCAGTGGGAGTGTTCAGAAGGCTAATTGCGTCATTCATTGAAATTTCGTCGGTTCCGTTTGGAGTATCGACCATAATTTTTCTACCTTATCTCTTGTTAAAAGTGGAACGCCTCTTGACTTCGTCAATTTGCGATTGAGCCATCTTACCATCCGATATCACCGTTTGAAAATACCCTTTTAGGGCTTCAAGGTTCTGGCTCAATTGGTAAATTCGCTCACGGTCTTCGGCCTCTCCTATGCCGCTTGACCGCCACGCTTGTATAAATTGTTGCTCTAAATAATCAAACGCCTCAGTTAATAACTCATTCCTAAGCAGTGCCTCAGCCTTCTCAGCCCGCTGCACCGCATCCCTCGCCTTACCTTCGTTCATTTTTTCCCTAACTTAGTAACGTGTATCCTGTGGTCGGATATGGATTCTTAAAAAATTCTGGGCGATACGCGCCACGCCTACGGAAATCCATATTGGCGGCAGCAAAGTCTGCTGGCGATGCAAAGCCAGCACCGTATCTCTGCTGGAACTGAGGCAGGCCAGTTGGTGCCTGATCCAACAAGCCCATCCGCGCATACGCATCGCCGGGTTGCCCCATAACTCCACCCGCGGCCTGACGCTCTGCCATTGCCACTGGAGCTAAACGGCAAGCCTGCATGTCCTCATCAAACATGTAGCCCTCATCGCATTGGCCGGTCTCTGGGTCTACTGGCTTGACCTCTGGCTCTGGGCCGTCACCGCCCTCGGTAGGGTCAGACCACCCTGTTGCTTCATTGCCTTCGATTGGGTTGCCGCTGTAAACCAACCCGCCAAAACCAAATGGGTCTGGGCCAAAAACGCCTTGAATCTGACCAGCTTTATCAAAAGCTGGCATATGTCCTTTTTGAAGACCTGACCTTATGTTTGATAAATTAAAATTCGCCATAATACCGAGCAAACCGGGCAAGTTTTGAGCCTTCGCCATTCTGGCATTAAGTTGGCCGAAGGCTCTGTCAAGCTCACGACCAGAAACATTATATCCAAGCCCCTTGCCCATCTGGTTAAAACCGCTTGCAAAAGATTGTTCCATCGCCTTAGACGCTTCGCTTCCAAAATCAAACCCTCTGGCATCTTCAATATCTTGCGCTGATGGGTTTGGAGTGCCGTAATCTTTTTCTGTGGCTCTGTCTCTAACATCTTGTGATGCGCCGCCGCCGCCACCGCTGGAAGAACCGGAGCCATACCCAGCAGCATCTGCAATGCCAGTATTATCTTGGCCTTCGTTCATACCCACCCCGGGATTGTCATAAAACGCAGGGATACCCATAGGGCCAGCCTTACCGGCACCACCATTATCCATAAGCATCTGCGCTTCTTCGGGCGTGATATAGGCCAGTAAATGATCTTGACCGCGAATGGTTGTGTTACGCGGCGGCATGATTTTGTTCATCTTGGCCATCTCTATGCCCTCGGTAGGTTGGTTGATATTTCGGCGTCGGTGACTGCCTTGGCGACACGCAGTTCAGCCTCAGCTTGCAGCTCCTGCTGGCGCATCTGCAACTCCATCTGCATCTTCTCGCGCTCCATCTGAATGTCGGCCTGCATCTTCTCGCGCTTCAGCGCAATGTCAGCCTCAGCCTTTTGCTGCGCGATCTGGATGTCGGCCTGCGCCTTCTGCTGCTCTAGCTGTAACATCTGCTGCATCTGCTGTTGCTCAGGCGTAGGCTGCTGCGGCTGGTTGGCTGCCTGCTGTTGCTTGGCCGCCATAAACTGCGTTACTTGCTCAGGCGAGTTAAAGAACAGGCTGCTGTCCTTAAAACCGCCAACCTCAGTGATTGAGCGCAGGGTGTTAACATATTGCTGCGCCGTCACAAGCGGGTTGTCCTGACCTAGCTGCATCAGGATTTGCTCTTGCTTTGATGCGATCTGCGTCAGGAAGGCAATCTTTGTCTCGTCGTCAGTCGTGCCTAAGCCAACCTGTACGACAGTGTCAAACTGGCTAGACCACTCGGCTGGGTTGATCGGCACAAACTGGTTACGCAGGCGCACGATCTTTTCCTTGCTGTCGTGCTTTAGCACCAAATGCAAAATGCCCTTAAACAGCGCCTTGACGCCTGTCTCAGCCATTGTCCTTGCATATGACTCCAACTTAACCTGAGCGCCGCGCACGGTCGCTGAGACCGCGCTGGCGGTGCTTGACTGTAGGCTGTTAGCGTCAAGCCCCTGAGACGCACGGCTCATCCCGGTTCTTTGTTCTTTTACTGTGTCCAGATAATCCATCAGAGGGCGGATTTCGTTGCCGACTGATGCGCCGGTTAGGGCTTGGATCATACCCGGTTGCCGTGTACGGATTACACCGCCGGGGGAGCCGTCAAGCAGGTCATCTAGGTTCACCTGACCCTCAACCGCCGCAATGCGTGGCAGGGTAGATGAGTAGACGCTGTCGAGGTACTGGCGCATCAGCGTTGACTTAATAACCTGCAAGTCCTCGGTCATGTCAAAGATGCTTCGACCAATCAAACGGTGCGGCATCATAATAGGCGACACGCACGCGAATGGCACATGATCGAATGGCTCATTGTGCAAAATGTGCTTGCCCTCAGCGCCAATCGCGCAGATGCGTCGACGCTCGGCAATGCCATCGCCGTCATAGTCCATATTGATGATGCACTCATAGTAAGGCACAGACCGCAGTGTCGGGTCTGACGGATCGACCGGCATTGACGACTCTAGGTCTTGGAATCTGTTGCTGACCTCGCGGTCGGTGTCCAGCTCATTCTCTCCGGCGTACTGCTCAACTTCCTCGCGGTCGTATCCCATAGCCACAAGGTCTGAGACGGTCATGTTGGTGCGGTGCGCGATAAAGTCAGCGTCCTCAAGCGAACTCGCGTGACGCGATACCAAGAACTCCTCAGGCGGAATGTTGATGATTTTAATGTCACCTTCTTCGCGCTTGATGCGTACAGTCAGATCGTATTCGGAGCGCAGGTCTTCGGTCTCGCCGGTTTCGTCGTTATACATGCTCTCAACGACGGTTTCTGTCTGAGACACAAGCTCGACAGTCGGGTCATTCAAAAGCATTGTCAGTTCTTCCTCTGACAGGCCGGTGTATTCTTCCTCGTCGACTTCCTCGCGTGTCTCATAAAAGAACTTTACGACACCCAAACGGAATAAAAGCGCATCCTTGAAAAACGTGTGCAAGATTTGGTAGCCGGGGTTCTGGGTGTTCAGAACATAATTAACGTAATCAGACGCCTGCTCGGCTGATTCCATATCCTCGGCAGTGCGCGGGCTAAAGCGAACATACTTGTCGTTGGTCGTAAACACCCGCATAAGGTTAGGCATGATGGCCTCGACGGTGTCGGCAACCTCAGTCGCAATCACTGTTGAGCGACCGTCTACCTCGTTTCCGAGTGGCTCGCCCAAGTACATATCCAAGGCGCGGAGCCGGTCGGTCGTGTACTCGTTGTCGAAGTGATTGAGCGCGTCGGTGATCTCACCCGACACGATACCGCCCAATTGGTCGTCGTCCATCTTTTTAGCCATTTTTCCTTGCACCTTTTGCCGCGCGTTTTGGCGCACGTTTAACCTTGGCCGCCGGTTCTGGCGTGTCCACATTATTGCACACTTCCGCCTTTGGTTCTAGCGGGGGCTGCGGGCGTCTTATCCGGCCAACAATCGGGCGTCTGATGTTCAATGCATCTTCGCCTTTTTGATGACCTTCTTAACCGCAGTCTTAATTGGTGCGCCGCGCTTGCCAGCAGTCTCGACTGTGCCTTTGCTGGTCTGCACAAACTTAGACGGAGCTGGCGGCGGCGTCATGTCCGGCACAGGGTTCTTGCCCTGAATACAACGCTGCCTGATTTCGCAGCGGCCACGATATGGGCAGTTATCACAAACGATCATGCTTTTTTCACTTTCTTCTTAGTCTTTTTCGCGGTCTTTGCAGCCGCCTTAAATGCAGCGTTGGTCGGCGCACCCTTAGTGCCAACCTTACGCATTTTCTCACCGCTGCCCGCCTTAATGCGTGCGCGTTTTTTAAGGATATTGCGATATAAAGACATCAGCAGTATTTACCCAAAACCTGCTTTGAGCCTTTTTTGCCGCCTTTTTTCTTACCGTATGCCATTTGCTTCTCCTAACATTTCCATCTGCGTCTAGCTGCCTTGCCGCGTGGGCCAGTCCAGCTCTTTGATCTGGCGCAGAAACTCTTGCGCCGCTTTGCATCTGCGCTACCGGCTTTGACTTTGCCAGTCACAGGTGCCTTTAGTTTTGAGCCTGTGGCTCGGTTGTATTTTGCACGACCCTTCGCAGTAAGTCCACCACCAGCCTTGACCGACTGCTTTTCGCCGCGTCCGACGGATAGGTTGACGCTTTTCTTTTTGCGGGTTGGCATTAGAACATAATCCCTTTGGGTTGCACTCTGTCTTGGCGCATTTGCTGACCGGCGGCAAGTAAGCCTTGCCCGCCTGATACAAACAACGGCACGCCTTCTTGGATCGCCTCGCGCATCTTAGGCGTGATTTCGATAGTCAGGCGTTCAGCCTTGTCGGCTACATTTTGCTCATCCATACGCACCTGCATAGGCTCGACTTTAGCGTCAGGGTCAAAACGCTTGGCGACCTTTTTGGCAACTTTCGGGATAATCTTGTCGTAGAACGGCATCAAGCCTTCTTCGTTCCAACGGTCATACTGAACGTCGCCGGAAGAAAACGACACATAGCTCTTGCCTTCTTCAACAGCTTTAGATAGTAGACGCTTGATACCAACCTCTGCAAATTTTTCTGAGCTTCCGACAAATGGGGCAGGCTGCATACGTCCTTCAAGGCTATCTATCTGCTTGCTTATGGGGCTAAACTCATCTGCAAAAACGTCAAAATCGTCAACAGCCTTACGGTAATAATCAGGCAAGTCGTCTTTACCTAAAAACCTGTCAACTCCGCCGCCACTATTGGGGTAAATAGCAGCCTTGCGTCCATTTACAAGCTCAAGCAAATCAGCAGCGCCAACAGCTTTGCTGCCATCAGGGTAAGTCAAGCTGCCATATTTATAAAAATCTGGCCTGACCTCGGACTCAGCCCTTACAAGACCAAGAGACGACGCAATATCATCAATAGCACGCTCACGCAAAGACTGAACCTTGTCATCCGCTTTGTGCATTTTTTGACGAACCGGCTCTATCTTTGCCTCCAAACTATCAAGAAGTTGAGCGTCTTCAGGCTTTACAAAACCCTGCTGGCGACCCTGTTGACCCCAATCAGATTGCAACTCCTCAACGTACAGAGTGTCGCCAGCATCTTTAGCCATCTTGCGGTCTTTTGTGCGAGCGTGAACAGCCACGTTAGGCTCGTCAAAATGAGAGCCAAAGGTAAACCCTTCTTTCATGCCCTCATACTCAGGAACTTGCAAAAGTGTTTCTCGGTAATTTTCGCCACCCGGTTCTGTGTATTCTCTAAACCTAGTTTCTCCACCACCGTAACCAACAAGGCCAGCGTCCATAGCATGATTCTCAGCTTGAATACGCGCCTCGCCCAAAGAGTATGGAATATCGTTGCCTCTAGGGTCTATTGAGTTGCCGCCCTCGTCTCTAATGGTGTAACCCATTTCATCTGAACCAACAATTTCATAGCCGGTGTCAGGGTCTTGCAGGCGCAAGACAGGGTCATAGCTGTATTCCTCAAAAACAAGTTGCTCCAAGGTGTCTCTAGCAAAATTGTCTTCATCTGGGCCAAGAAAAGCAAAGTCGTCTTCCGCTACAGCTTTTCTCATAGCCTGAAGATCAAAATTTTCCATACCTGCCTCTTTGGCAGCATTAACGACATAATCAGCGTAATAATCATCGCCTATCATGTCGCTTACGCGGTCATCAACGTAACTACGTCCATAAGCCTCATAAGGGTCTAACTGCTCGGCTTGAGCAGGAAAATTCATACCTTGGTTCTCAAACTCACCACCCTCAAGCACAGTCTCTTGCGGCCTGATCCGGTTTTGTTGCATCAGCCCAACAACTTCTTCTCGGGTAACTTGCGGCTCATCAAGCAAGCCACGCAAGCCGGGTGTAAACGCAATTTCGTCTGGCTTAACGCCAGCTTTCAAAAGCATAGCTTCCATCTGCTGACCTGTGCCTTTAGCCTGCGGCAGCAAAGAAGCAGCCTCTAGCGCCTGACTATAAAAACCCAGATCGTCGACTTGGCGAGGCGGAATGACCCGCGTTACACCACTACCGCCGCCAGACATGCCAAGAGCGCCTGCGGGCTTAGGCGTAAGTAAACCAGCGCCAGTAAACGCACCAGCCGCCTCAGCGGCGTCAGCGAGTACATTCTCGGCTGGTAATCCGGTATATGGGTCAAACTCTAAAGGCATACCGCCCATAGCGCGTGCAGATGTTCTGGCTATCGCTTGTATAGGCGCAGGGAAAGAAAACACATTTTCGCCAGATGGCGTTTTGGCAAACGGCAAAATCATGCCGGAATCGGCATACTCCCCCTGACCCAAAAGCGACCGCATTAAGGCACTTGATCCAGAGCCAGTTGAACCAGAAAACATAGGTTCAGCCAGCAGCCCCTGCTGATATGCGCCTCTAAATTGATCCACTAAACCACCCAATTCGTTTTTGGTTTCAAACTGCGATTTGAATTATACCCTCTTGAGTAGCCGCCAGCAACCGCACCCTGACCCGCGAAGGTCAGCACAAACGCGTCAGCCACGTCAGGCGATCTCTGGCCGCGACGCTTCATCTCGTCCTTGCTCTCAACCTTCAGCTTGCCAGTCGATAGATACTTATAGCGGATGCCCGACAACTCAGATATCAGCGTGTCGTCCTGCGGTATTTTGCAGTCACGCGCCTCAAACCACTCGCGGCAATGCCAGAAAAGCTCATCCCTCAGGCGGTTAAACTTAGCCTTCAGGCTGGCAGTCTCAGACACAGATATGCCAACGGCGGGCATGTCCAGCTCCCTAAGCCGGTCGGCCAGTCCTGCGCCAAGGCCAATGGCGTCAATGTAGATCGCCTGTGGCCGCATCTGATAAGGCACGGCGTCGTATTCCGACAAGACAATACCGGCCAGCTCCATCAAGTCCTTATTCTGCCACGTCTTGATCGGCTCGACCAATATATTGCCCTGACGCTTGGACAGCGCCGACCTATCCGAGCCAAACCGCGCTACGTCCAAGCCCCAGACTACCGGCGTGGTCGGGCCTGCCTCAACGTCGCGCTTTGTCGCATCCTCAATCAAGTGCAACGGCAATAGCACGTCGTCCGACTGCTTTGGAAACTCACCCAAGACGCGAACCGCGAAGACGTTGCTCTCCTCGCCGTATTTTTCGCCCATCTCGCGGATAAACTTGGGGTCAACATATTCGCCCTCACTGCACGACACAGTAATGCAGTGCCACTTCTCGCGGTCGCCGTGGAAGGCGTCATAGAAGTAACCGTCCGAGCGTGTGGGGTTACCGCACATAATGATTTTCGCGCCGGGGGTGGATAGTGCGCCCGAAGCCGTCTCAAAGATTACGTTGGGTACGCCGGACGCTTCTTCCACCACAAACAGCATGTGGGGCGAGTGAAAGCCCGCAAGCGACTCAGGATTTTCGCGGCGTGACGTTCTGGCCACTGCGAAGCTGTCGGGTGCGCCCTTGAGCGCGATCTTGTCAGCCTTGAACTCCAGCAGCTCCTTGAACGCGGGCGGCATGTTACGCGCCCAGCGGTCGATCTCCGTCCACAATACGTCCGATAGCTGGTGTGCGCTGTTCGCGGTGACGGCGACCTTGCACGGATAATGCGTCATAAGCCACCACAGAACCACCCAAGACTCAAACGCGGTCTTTCCGACACCGTGGCCGGATTTGATGGCGACACGGTCGTTTTTGGCGATTGCTTTGAGGGCTTCCGCCTGCCACTTTTGCGGCGTGGCTTGCAGGACTTCCTCAACAAATAGGATGGGGTCGGCCCTTAATGCGGCTATCGCTTCGATGGTGGCGGGGGTGGTGGTCATGTTAAATCCATCCTATTTTCGTGTCAGTGGTGCCGCGATCCCAGACAAACCAAGCGTAGGCCGTCGTGCCGGTACTGGTCGGAGCCTCATCGCCGCGCCAAATCGTCAGGCGCTTGGCAAACACCCAAACCCTCGACGGCGGCGCTACGTCAAAAAGCTCGGCCTTGCGCCTCTTGGATTCAAGAAACGACAGCCTCAACAGCCAGCAATGCTTTTCCGCGCCAAGGTCTATGGCCTTCTGGATAAACGCCTGAGCGTGCTTATAGGGCGGGTTTGTGACGATATTAGGCGCAAGGAGCTGGTCTGCGGCCAAGAAGTCAGCGTTTGACGCCCCGAATCCGTAATCGTGCAAGTCAGTGCTAATGACCGCGTTTTTCTCCGACAGTATATCGCTGATGGCTCCGTTACCGCAGGCAGGCTCCCATATGTCGCCGCGAAACGCCTCAACCGCTGCCAAGGCGCGTGTGGCCAGTGGTGGGGTTGGGTAAAAATCATTTTCGTGGCGGCGGGTGGTCATGCGTTAACTCCGAAGGGGGTGGGGTGGTAAGGGGTATATATTTTTATCTCCGCCCCCCGCGATATCTTGATGGGGGGGGTTAACCGATTTTTGGTTAACTTTGTACATATTTTGCAGAAATGTCGCATAACGTTAATTATGCGTAACGCGTATCGTGCAAATACAATGACTTAGCTGCCTGTGGATAACTTTTTGCCCTTCTTCTGCCTGTTTGCCTGCTTTTTAGGCATATCGCTGTTAACCGAAATCTGGTTAACTTTGCGCGCGCGTAGTGCTTCCGCTTGTGTGTTTTCGTTGCCTTCCACTACTTCAACGTGCTTCAACTGAGCCGCACTATTTACCTGCTGCAATAACTCCAAATACGACCCACCAGCCTCATGCTTAACGTCAATCTGCGCCCGATCACCATAGACCTTAGGCACGAGCTTAGACGACCGCCACTTGATGTTATCGCAGATAGTTCTGTGTGCGCTTTCGGTGATCTGGCCTGATAGCAACAAGCGATCCATCTCATCTAGCTTGTCAGCGTATATCATGCCACGGCTTTGCATTGCCACACGATAGTTCTCAGCGAACTCCGTGTCTGAGCAAACCCGACGCCAGACGCTAGACCAACCCGGCATGTCTTTGTCTTTGCAAACATCACGCCCTGATCTGCCCTCAGTGACACGCTCCAAGAACTCTATCATCACGCTGTCTGGCGTCTTAGCGCTCATCATCAAAATCCACATCGTCTAAATCTAATTGACTGTCTTCATCGTCAAAATCCACGGTCAAAACATAGCTGGTATTATCATCAATCAACAGCAGCGCTTCATCGCAGTTGTGGCACACGATTGACTGCATGCCTTCAAACACCTTTCCGCGCGTATGCTGCAAGCAATAGTCACAGGTCACGCCCTCTTTATCAAAGAACCAGACCCAATGACGCTTAAACTCTAACACCTCACCCATCTGTATCCACCAGCTCGCCAGCACAGGCTAGATAACCCGCACCGTCAACGTAGTTGTCCTGATGATACGGATTGCCCTTCAACCGGGCTATCTTTAGCAGCGACATCATTATACCCACGTCAATCGGTGTAACCTCATGTGCCAGATGGTTTGACCAATATTTCGCAATCGTTGTGAAGTTGTCTTCCATATTTCCGTGATCCGCCGCCCGATCCTTTGTCACAAATTCTTTCGCCGTATCTAAAACTTCAGCCCTTTTCATTATCACTATCCATTTCGTTAATCGTTAAATTGCACACTAAACACTCACGCTTAGTAATCATTTGCTCGTTCACCAGTTTTGTCATCAAGCTCCTGCACTTTGGGCATCTATCCTGATCCAACATACGCTTCCAGCTACCATCCCCCGCATGAATCATTATCCTTACCCTCTCTAAACGGAACCTCGACGCTCGCTATCGGCTCGTAGCCCCGCATCAGCTCTCTTGGCCAGATATCTACCTTAACGCCGTTACCGACCCGCTGGACGTTCACTGTGAGGTTTCTGATGTCGATCCAAGTGGACGTGCCAAGGAGCATATACTCACGATCCTTCAGTACATCGTCGCGCTCGTTGTCTATATCTTCCACTGTCCGACCCCCACTCAAAACGGAATCTCGTCGTCTAGGTCATATTTTACCGGCTTAACGCTCTGAACCTCGGCACCGGCAAACGCGTTCTTTATAGCATCAACCACAGGAGCCTCTTTGTTCAACCCCTCAATGATCCGCCCTATCTCGTCAGCAGAATACACGACCATCTCACGATTGTCGCGCTTAACCTTCCCCGCCTCATACCCTGTCGCGGTAATCGCCAGCACCCTACCATCAGGCATCCTGCCCTCGACGTAGTCACCGCTAAGAGGCTTCGCGCCAGCAGCTATGGCGGCAGCTTCTAACGCCGCCACACCACGCAGCGTCACATCAACCTCATGCTCAATCGACGGATCGCATTTATCTATCGCCGCATTGAGCTTATCCATCTGCTGCTCGAACCTGTCACGCAGTTCGCCACCAACCAACCACACCAGACGGTCGACACCCCATCGCCCCTCAACATCAGACACGACATCATCATACCTGTGCAACGCGTCCTGCATACGCCGCATTGCTGGCTGAGTAGCCTGATAATAAACCTTGTTAGGTTTTGGCCTCGGCCTCGTTGTCTTTTTAGTCGCCATTATCTTTTCCCTTCTGGTTATACGTCCGGCAGGTTGGTCAGGTTATATACCCTTAGGGTATATATAACCTAACCTACCGTTATACGGTTATAAATATAACGGTTATATTTAACCATTTTTCATATAACCTTTTCCGATAAGTCATTGTTAATCCAGCATTTGCCCTCGTGAACAACGACCAATCCCTTGTTCTGAAGTGCCTGCCTATCGCTTCCCTTCTGTCCTTTGGTCAAATCGGGCGATTTTAGGGTGTGAGCGTCGTGCCAAGCAGACACCGGCACCACCTTTTCGCCCCTATCTATGATGACATTTTGCAGCGCCATAAACGCATGTTCCTGCCGCCCCGGCGCTGGTTTTATGGCACGTTTCTTCTTTGGTACGTCGCCGCCATCCAGCCTCGTCAGCACCACCGACGACCCTGATATGGACGCAATCGGCGTCATCTCCAGCGTCAGATCAGCCATAGGCTCGGCATCCTTTTGCTTCTCAACGCGCATTGTTATGTAGCTCTCGTCCTTCGACACCACCACAGACGTGTCTACCGCGCCAAGGATCGCGCTAGAACCCCTACTGCCGCGCTCAACCGCCTTACCGCTATGATGCACAAACACGACCGCACACTGCACATGATTACGGATAGCATCAGCCGCAGATATCACTAATCCAGTTTCGGTCGAGCTGTTCTCGTCAGCCCCAAGCATTGCCCTAGCCAATGTGTCGATATATACCGCAGTCCACTTCCTATCCAGCCGGTCGATTGACCGGATTAGCTTCTCAACCTCAGCCTGATCGCGCATGTTCACGGCCAGCGGCAGCATGTGAAAGTGACCACTTGTGCCTAGTCCGTGCGTTGACTTCCACGCCTTGACGCGCTTACCAAGCCCGCCAACGCCCTCACCGGCTATATACAGCACGTCACCCTGCTTGGTCTCAATGCCCTGCCAGTCGATGCCGTGAGCCTGACAGAGCGCCATATCTAGGCTAATGAAGCTCTTACCACTCCCCGGCGGGCCGTAGATCATGCTCAAGCCGTGCGCCGTAATTAGCCCATCGTCGCCCTGACCTACCGCCCACTCGATTGGTGGCATGTTCATTAAGTAATCCTCGTCAACGAAGTCGAAGTAATCTCCGTCGTTATCGTTGCCCGCCTCAACCACCTCAGCCGTTACCGCCGGAGCCTCAGACACCGTAGGCGCAGCCTTAACCGCGGCCATCAAATCCTCTATCCCCTTGCCGGTGTCGAGCCAGTCAACGATATCGCCCTTGGCCGGTAGTCCGTCCAGCTCCACCCGCTTTATGCGGCCAGCAACGCCAAACAGATTGCCAATCACGATATCCGCATGCTCACGCCCCGCGTCGTCGTTGTCAGCCAAGACCACGACATTTCGGCCAACGAAATACTGATTAAGCACCGGCTGCCACTTCTTGGCACCGCCGTGAGAGGTTGTGGCAACCAGCTTCAGCTTAGTCAGCCGCTGCGCCGCCTTCTCGCCTTCCACAATAAATATTGGCGCGTCTGGGTTGGTGATTATGTAGTGCAGGTTATAAGGCAACGCCTCGACGCCATCCATATTGAACAGCCACCCGCCCTTACCGTCTGGGCGACACTGCCTGAACGTCTTAGGCTCAAACCGCCTGACCTGATAGCGCAACTCGCCCTGATCGTCGATATAGTCATACACCGCTGACATAAACCGCGCTGGCTGCAAAGACTGTTGCGCCTGACGTTGGATGCCAAACTTGCGCTCCAATATATCTGGGATATTGCTGGTAATTGTGGCGCCCTCATTCATCCGCACCAAGTCCACGCAGCCACCGCCCTCGTTTGTCTCAAAGTCAAACCAAGTGCCTTTACCCAGATGCACCTCGCGCGAGCCTCTGTTGCCAAAGCGTAGCGTCCGGCCTTTTTGCGATAGCTTCATATTGGGTTCACCCCAATAATGCCTCGCTATTTGCTCAATGTGAGCCGATATATTTGTCATAACTAAAACCCTTTCCTTCCCCTTTATCCCTTTGTTAAAGCGGCCACGGCGGCTAGGGAAAGGGAGGGAAACCCTAACCGCCGTGACCTACTGCGCTAGAACAGGTCGCTGCCCGCTGGCGGAGCCGCCGAGGTGGCAACGGCTTCCATCGCAGGCGCTGACACTGTCGGCGCAGGTTCTTGTGGCGCTGCTGCGCCATCTAGGGTGGCCGGACGGTCAACCCAACCGGAGATAACCATCACCGGCTTCTTAAAGGTCAGCTCGCCGTTAGGCGTGTTCACCTTGTAACGCTCTGAGCCGGTAAACTCTACCACCGGCACCTTACCCGCATTGTCGGCCTTCTGATCCTCATACGCGTTGTGCAGATCATTAAACGGCACAGTCATAGTCTTTGCGCCGCTGGACAGCTCACGCAGCCCCAGCTCCTTGTTGCAGAGCTTGACCTGAAACCCCTGATTGTGGTCAGGGCTTGGGCGTGCTGGCATTGGCTCACCAATGTCAACCAGATGGAAGTCTGGCGCACCACCGACAAAGCCGAGCCACCCGACCTTGATGTTTTCCAAATCCATCGCGACTTTGACCGGATACTCCAGTTCGGATTCATCCTTTACCCAAGTGCCGCCCTCATCTTGGTGACGATCCACCTTAATGATGTAACCACCGCGAGTGTCATACTTCAAAATCGGCACGATTGCTGAACCGTCACCGCCATTTTCATTTACAAAACCTAAAGCCATTTAACTTTTCCTTTTACGTTTTCAGCTTTTTCAAAATTGGCTCACAACCGTGAACCCACTAATCGGGTAATAGGCACAAACGTCACGATCCGCCGGATCGCCTCGGTCTGACCTGCCACCCATCTTGACCTCGAACTCACTGGCGAAATTTATTCGCACCAATGCGTCGCGGTAAAGAACGATAAAGTACGACGGCAATCCGGTGCAAGCGGAAATGTCGTGCGCCTTAACTACCTTAGCCAAGGATATCATTGCCGTAGGATATTTATTCATTTCAACCGTTCTGGCCTTTAACTCAGCAAAGCCCACAACTTTATCCAGCTCATTCTCAATAATGGCGAAGTCCAGCTTGTACTGAAGCGGTAGCTTCACAAGCGTGTAGCCCTTCTCCGCCAGCAGATCAGCGACCCGCTGCTCGTTGTTGCGGTCGAACTGCGTCTCATACATTGGCCGGGGCATCATTCCCTCGCCATCAAGTCACGGCACACCATAATAAAGTCAGGCCAAGACAGCGTCGCCGTGTAGCGCCAGTCGTATGCCTCAGCCACATCCTGAGCCAGTGGCCGCCCTAACCGCGCCAGTGCCTCAATAGGTATCCGCACACTAATGTCCTGCCGGTCTAGCTTCCAGATCAGGCACGGCAGGCAGTCGTTAGGGTTGCCGTCTGACGTGCGGGCGGCGGTCACTATTTGATCCCACCAAGAAGATGACACGGAATCTTTATATCTTTTTAATTCCAGTAAAAACGGAAACGATGTGTCTGATGATGTCAGGTCTGCCAGATTTTTCATCTGGTACTGCTCAAGGTTGCGCTTAAACTTTATGCCTAACTCATCGAACAACATGCCCGCAATCTGTCGCTCAAACGCTGCACCCTTGTTTCTTCCGTTTACCATTTAACCCTACCCCTTAAAGTGTGGTTTGTTTCTTGCAGCTCAACGATTTCTTTTATGCCCTTATCGAGCGTGTCCACAATATCTGATAAAACCTCGTCATAATCTATGTCATGCACGCTCATGCTTTCCATCCAGTAACTGTCGCCGTGATAAAATATGGGAAATTTTTCCTGTCCATTTTCTGCATAATTAGTAAGCCCCGCGCGGAGCCGATCAACAATCTCACGCATAAACTGCATCTGTCGAATGGCTTTTCGGTGTTGCAGCATCAGCCCCGCCCCGCCTGATGATCCATAGTCGTCTGGATGTGGCGCTGGCGGATATTGCTCTCTAACTGCTTGACCAGCAACTCATCGGCGAGCGACGACTGTGACCTATGAGCCGATAGCTCCAGCTCGGCTTTTAGCATTTCGATGGTCGAGGCTCTGAGCCTCAACAAAACTGGCTTAACTTC